TGGTACTCATAGGCCAGCCAGTCCATGCGCTCATCGGGCGGCAGCGCCTTGAACTCGCTCAGGCTCCACTTCATGCGGTCGCAGATGCGATAGATCAGCCATCTAAGTCCGTCGAAAGGGCCGGTGACGGATGTCTTCCTCCGCCGTCTCGATAAGCTGGTTGGTGATTTTCCACAGCGCCGACACCGCCCAGTTGTCCAGCCCGGCGATGTACGCCAGCTTTTCGTCAGTCGTCTCGCCCGGCACATCTATCGCCCAGCACGCCAGAATCTGCGCGTGCATCTGACGCATCCGGTAGCGTTGTAGTGCGTGCAGATAGCCGGGGTCGCGGAAATCGCGCTTGCGCGTGACCTTGCCATCCGGGTCGGTAAAGAACTCGTCTGTGTACGGCGCTTCCGGCGGCTCGCCCACAATGCGCAGTGCATCCAACGCCTCATCGGGCGTCAGCGCGCGCATCTCAAACAGCAGTCGCTCACCGGATGGTGTCGTCACCTCATACTCATGCAATGCGCCGTCAGAACGCAGGTCGTCCAGCGTCGCCTTGCGCGTTTCCTTCGCCATGCTGAGCCTTTCTAGCGCGCCTAGTACGCGCTCCATGCGTTCGCCTGATAGGAGAACGTAAGCCGATAGACATCCCCTTCACGCCCCGCCAGCCCCACCGAGTTAATCGCCCCGCTGTACAGAAAATACCCGGCACTTCCCTGGTATCCGCTGTGCTTCAGGTGCAGAAACACGCCCGTTTGTGCATCAGCGAACTTGCGCAGGGCGAGCAGGTCTGTCGTATACATCGCGCCAATGTATACGTCGGCACGCTGGCCTGTCCACAGATTGTGGTAGGCACCATCCAAAGTGCGGAAGTTGTCCACACCATAGGCCAGCGTGCCGAAGACGCTCTCGGCATAGGCGACAACAGCCGAGGCCGTCGCGCTGCCCGTCCAGAGGTACATCGTACCTTCGGGCCAGGCGAAGGTCTCGGCCATTTAGCCGATGTACCCGCTCGCCGTCGGGCCGTTCATCGCCAGCGCCACAAACTGAAAGCTCAGGGCGTTCTCCTGATCGCCCTCGGTGAACTGACGCTGCGTGAGGGCAGCCCCATGGAACTGGTAGAAGAAAGCAGCCCCCGCTTCTGGCGCGGTCATCTTCAGTTCCAGATGCACCATCGGCACCGATGCCCCCGCCTCCGCCGACGGGTTGGGAAACTGGGCCGTAGCAGCCCAGGCCACGTCAAACGAGCCGTTGATGGCCTCTTTGCTAACCAGCTTGTGATGGTTCGGAATACCCCGGTCTGAGATGGTAGCGATGGTATTGGCGCTCGTCCAGGTGAAGTTGCGGACGAAGCCCATCAGCGCCGTCGGCGCACCACTCGCCGTGACCCATCCCGACCCGCTGCCACTGGCCTGTACCCAGCGCAGCGCACCCTCGTAACGATTCCTGACTTCTGGCATGATCTGACTCCTTGTCGCCTATGCTCGCTCTATCCAACTGAAGTAAAGTAACATCCGCCGCCGCTCGATGTCCGGGTTCGGGTCGTAGGGCGGCGTCCGCGCCTCTACCCTGTCAATAACGATGCGGTAGCTGACATTGCCTGGAGCCGCCGCATTGGTGTAAAAGTCTTTTATGATTAGCGCGCTGCCCGTGCTGCGCAGACTGATCACCGCCTTCGTCAGCGCATCCTGCATCTGCGCCAGTTGCGCCCGCCAGTTGGCGTCGCGCCGCGTGGCCCAAGCGTTTACTTCCACAATGCCGAACTTCTGCTCGCCTGATCCATCGTCCACGCGCCCGCCCTGGTACGGAGACGGCCCGGTATCCGCGCCCAGATAGTGCACCGAGTAGCAGGGCAGCGTCGCGTTGCCCATCGGGTCTTGCGGGTTCTCCACAACCAGCGTAACGCTACTCAGCAGGGGCGGCTTGTTGCCAGTCAGCGCACCCTGTAGCCAGGCGTAAAGCGTGCCCAGAACGTTGTATTGCCCGGTCGTGTGCGAGAACGTCACCGCTAGAACTCCCCCATGATTTCATTGATGTACTTATCGAGCAGCCGCACAGCGTGTTCCTCAGCGCGGTCGAGGAAGCCGGCGGGCGCTTGCTTGCTGTGCCCCGCGTTCAGGTTCTCGATGTAGGGCACATTCGACCCCTGCACGATGGTCAGGCCGTTGTCCTTCTCTTCCCATACGGAGTCGCCAGGCTCGGCCCCCTTTGCGTGCGCCCGTAACATGCCCGGCGTCCAGTGCCCCCAACTTGCCCGCGCCCGCCCAGTATCAACCGGCATCTCCTCTTTCACGCGCCGCTCCGTCGCCAGCGATGTCTCGCGCAACCGCCGCTTGCAAGACACGACGATCTTTTTAGCCTGCTGCTCACTGTAGCGGCGCTCCTCGTGAAGCTGCTTGGCGTCAACCTGAATGCGCATCTTTCACCGCCACCATCTTCAGGCACAGCTCGACAATCGCGTTAATCCGCCCGATTGAACTCCGGTACACGGCCTGTTGGAACAGTGCATCGTCCAGCTTCGTGTCCGGGGCATACATGATCTGCGTCTGCGCCTCGACAACCCGCACCGCGTCCTCGTGCGGCGAATACCAGATGTCGCGTTCGATGTCGAAGTCCCAGTGCCCGTTCTGTCGGTAGACGAACGGTGACCCGTCCCCTTCTGGTGGTTTCAGGTAGCCGAACGTGGCAAACGTGATGTATCGCGTATGCGTTGGGTCGCTGATCCCGCTGTTAGACCAGGCGAACGGGGCCAATATCCACGCCGTTCCGCCCGGCTTCATGATGCGATGCAGTTCCGAAAACCACGCAAACCAACCGTCCTGCCACTCCGGATGTCGTGTCACAAACTGCCCGTTACACACAATGTGGTGCGGAATGTGCTCCACGATGTGCGAGGCGATGGCATAGTCATAGGTATTATCGGGCAGCACCGCGCCATCGCTCTCGCGCCACGGGTAATCGAACAGGTCTACAACCTTGTTGACGCCCTCCAGCCCGTTCCAGTCCGCGTTATCCCAGGCGATCTCCGGGTCAGTGTAGAGCCAGTCAGGGATTAGCCCATGATGATTTGGCCGTTCGCAGGGCAGAATGACCTTCCCGCAACCCAGGTTAATCCCGCGTTTCGTCGTCACTTGTCTCCGCCGCTTTCTGCTGCGCTTGCAGCCAGTCCACAATCACCTGTGCTCGTGCGTCCCATGTGCCGAGCTTCGCCCATTTCTGCCCGGCCCTTGCGATGCGCTCGGCATCCGTCGGGTGCTCCAGCGCCCAGCGCACCTGCTCGACCGCGCCCGCTGTGTCATGATACAGCAGGCAGTTCTGCCCATTGACCAGCCCCAGCGCCTCGCAGTCAGGGCACTCATCCATGACGACCAGGCAGCCCATCGCCGCCGTCTCCCAAACGCGCTGGGCCACGTCACCCGCCGCGCTGCGCACGAGGCTGATCTTGCTGTTCTGGTAGACCGCCGCGTACTGGTCATACACCGCGCCCGTGCCGTAGGCCATGCGCAGCGCCGGAATGTCGCGCAGCGCATACAGCAATTCGGTGCGCGGCCCGTACATGACCGCCAGCATCGCCGCGTCGTAGTGACGCTTGCTCCAGGCCGGGCCGGGCTTGAAGGCCACCTGGTCATAGCCGCAGGGCAGCCACGTCACGTTAGTCTCACCGATGCGCGCCCCGTGCCCGTGCGCCAGGAACAGGTGATCCACATCAAACTGCCCGTAATCGCGTACATGGTTATCTACGCCATACACGACCCAGGGCATATCGCCGCTGCGCTCGGCCCCCATGTTCGAGTCCATGATCAGCACGGCGTCCGGCGTCCAGCCCTCGTCAATCTCTGAGGGCGTCCAGATGTGGCGTGGATCAACCTGACCGCCCCAGATGGCGTTGGGCGGCTCCGGCACTGGCCCGGCAGACCGCGCATCATGCCCCATGCGCCGCAGCGCGTCCAGCACATAGCGCCCGGAGGCCACAGGCCAGTGAATGGCAAGTATCAGCAGTTTCATGCCCAGAACCTCACTTTGATTGCCGGCACGTCAGGCTCCACAACCTTCGTGTCTATCCAACGCGCTTTGAATGTCCGTGCGTTCATGGCAAATGATGGATTGCCGCCCGTGCTGCCCACTTCGTGCACCAGCCGGACGCGCGGCTCGTGCCAGACCTCGTAGCCTTCCAGTTGGGCGCGCACACAGAAATCGGCATCCTCAAAGTACCCGCGCCCGTAGGCCGTATCGAACCCGCCCAGCATGTTCCACAGCCCGCGCCGGACGGCCAGCGCCGCACCCGTAACCCAAGACACCTTGCGCGCCTTGCTGATCGGCTCCCAATCGGGATTGCCATAGCCCAGCGCCTCGTGGAACGGCTGCCCAGCGCCGTCAAATAGCCCGCCCACTGACTGGACTTTGCCGTCAGGAAACAACAGCGTAGGCCCGACAACGCCTACCTTGCCATGACTGTCAAAGAGCGCCAGAAGGGTCGCATCCCAGCCCGCCGCAGTCGGGTAGCAGTCCTGGTTAAGGAAGAATAGCACCTCGCCCTTTGCCCGCTTCGCCGCCTGGTTGCAGTTGCCCGCAAAGCCGAGATTGTAGTTTGTCCGCTCGCAGCACGGCCCCAGCGACAGCGGCCCGTTGTACTCGGTGCTGCTATCATCCTGCACCAACACCTCAGTTAGCTCCGGGTCGGTCGTCTCGCGCACCAACCGCAGGCAGCGCGTGACCTTCTCCAGATGGTTATAGGCCGGGATGATGACGCTAAGCCTCGGCGTGCTCACGCTTCCCCTCCAGCAACTCGACCTGCTGCCCGACGGCCTTGCCAATGCCTGCTGCCACGCCCGCCGGGTCGTTCGCCATCACATAGACCGGCGCATGTAGATGGATGGATTGCCCGGCCACGCCCGCCGGAATGCTCGGCTGCGCTGTCGGCGTAGGCGCGGGTTTCTGGCGCTTGCGCTCCAGGTCAGCGGCCCGCCGGGTCACGACCGCACCCAGTATATCCGCTACGGCACTTGCCGCCTTTTCCCAGGTGCGCCCCTTCGCCCACTCCAGCGCCCTTGCGCCTTTTGCCAACCGCTCGGCAGGCTGATCATACAGCGCCCGTAGCCCTTCAACCAAGTGCGCCATGTCGGGGCTGTAGTCACGCGCGCCGCCCCAGGTGCCTAGCTCGTCTGGCCTGGCGCGCACCAGTAGCCCGCGCTCCTGGTCGCCGATGATCTCACGCCCGCTGCAGTAGTCGAGCGCAACTGTTGGGATGCCCGTCGCCATCGCCTCGACATGCGGCAGGCCAAACCCCTCACGATGAGCGATGACCATGTGCACATCGAGCAGGTTGTACCGCTCGTTCAGCCCCTGCACGCCCGCCCGTAGTGCATCCTCGCGGTAGCGCACACGTGCCGGGTCAAGCCCGCACTCGGCGATCAGTTGCTTAGGGATGTCCCAGCCCGCCGGACTCGTGCGCTCGCAGTCCAGGAACAGGTAGGCGTTGGGCACGTCAGGGAACGCCTCAGCGAAGCCCTGTACCATGCTCGGAAACGCCTTGCGGCCCTGGTTCATGGCCATCACGCCCACTACGAAAGCATCAGGTGGAATGCCCAGCTTCCCGCGCAGCGCGGCCCGCGTCGCATCATCCAGGCGGTGAAACTCGCCCACGTCCACGCCCGGCGGACACAGCCCCGCCGTGACGCCCGCCTTGCGAAACGCCTCGACGCCGAACTCGCTGATTGTTAAGAGTGCATCGAATTGCTTGGCGGCATCCAACCAATCTCGATAGATTGGCACTCCATCCACTGGCGTGATGACTATCTGCGCCGTCGTGCTCCAGTCAATGCCCGTCGCGTGGCGGGCCATAATGTGATACGGGAAGTCCTGCACACTCAGTACCACGTCCGGCTGATATGCGCCCCAGATACCTGTCAATGCCGCGCCGTGATCCCGCCCGTTCAGCGCCGCCACATGGAAGGGCAAGCCCAGGGGCAGCAGCCCGTCATACTGGATGCACGCACCCATAATCTCGTGCCCCTGCCGTCCCAAGTGCAGCGCGGCAGCTCGGCAGATGCGCCCAAAGCCAGTCGGGATAAAGTCGCCAAAGATGAGAACCTTCGTCACTACTCCTCTCGCGCTTTCTGGCGCTTGTGCGCCTTAACCGGTCGTATCGCCCCGGCGCAGTACCGTCCGATACCAGACCTGCCCGCCGATATGCGTGGGCGTGCTATCGCCCTCGACGCGGTAGGCCACGCCGTTCCAGATCAACTCATCAAGCGGCCCCAGCGCAACCAGCGTGCTCACCACGGCGTCCCCAGCCATCATCTGACCGGCGGGCAGTTGCACCTCGCGGAAGCGGCTCTCATTGCCCTGCGGGGCGGCCCATAGCGCCGTGATGACGCGCTCGGCATAGGTGCGCGTTTCGCCGCCCCCCGCCCAGTACGCGCTTCCTGTGCCCGTCGTGGTGCTCAGGTAGTGCCGCCAGATGGCCGTCGCGCCCGCGTAGGACTGCACGCCGACGAACTGGCCGCTAATGCGGCTGCTGTTTGGCCCCCGGTAGCTCACCAGCCCTCCTGCCCCAATGCCCAGGACGCATACGCGCCAGCATCTACCGCGCCCTCATTAACCTCTTCGTTCAGTTGCTCGTACAGCTTCTGCAACTGCTGTTGCGCGGCAGTGTCGTCATACTCCGTCCCATCCGGCGCGGCCCACTTCGCCCGCTTCAGGCTATCGAACATCAGCGTCTTGACCGCCTCCAGCGCGGCCCCGGCCACCGTCCCGCCCACTGCGGTAAAGTGGCCGATCTCATCATTGCTGAAGATTGTGTGCACGCCGCGCACACGGAACGCGCTGTTGGCAGAGATGGCTCCGCTGAACGCCACAAAGCCCGTCGCGTCTATCGTCGCGCCCGTCGCTGTCCAGCCGCCCACGCCCGGCACGAAAGCCGTGCCACTGACCACGTTCGTCACGCCCAGCCCAAAGATGGTCGCAGACCCATCCCCAGCCAGCGTCGAATCAAAGATGGTGGGCTTATCCTGAATGCGCAGACGCACCTGCTCAGCGGTCGTCAGGGCCATCGCTTAGCTCTCCGCTTCTGGCTCCTCCGCCTGGTCAGCGGAAGCCTCCGGCTTTTCTTGCCCCTGTTCGGCGTCATCTTCGTCCGGTTCTTCCTCAGCGACCGCCTCAGCCTCGGCAACCTTGCGTGGACGGCCCCGCTTCTTGGGTGCGGGCTTTTCTGCGGGCGTCTGTGCCTCGAGCAACGCCTTCAACTGCTCGGTCAGTTCGTTCATCTTGGCTTCCAGCGTGCCCACGCGCTCCGCCGCCGCCGCGACTTCCTGCTCGCGCTGGTAGACCTCATACAGCGCCACAACCTCGCGCAAGTGCTGCGGGTGCCAGTGCAGCCATTGGGCAAAGGTGGCCTCGCTGCGCCCATGCACGTTATTGATGTAGTACTGCATGCTGGGATAGAAGCCCAGCTTATTCAGCAGCGTTGTGTCCCCGTTCTGCGCCTCAGTGAATGCCTGCCCGACGACCTCACGCATCCAGTCAAGCGCCTTCTGTGTCTGTTCGTTCATCATCTGTCCTTTCTTAGTGTGGGGGGCAGGTCGCCCCACCCCCCTGCTCCATGCTAGTCAACCGTCGGCGCGGTCGTGCTGGACGAGTAGTACCAGAACCGATCATCCACGATGCCGAAACCAAACCACGTCCGCGCATAGTACCGCCACACGTCATTGACGGGGAAGTACTCAGGCGGCAGGACGCGGGCCGGATCGACGCGCTGGAACTTCACACCGCGCCCGCGCTGGCCCAACAGCCACTGATAGCTGCTGCCAAAACGGGGCGTCATGATGATCGTGTCCACCAGACCGTAGAACGGGTTGGTCACGCCGGTGCCGTACCGCTCCACCGTGATGACCGTCGAGTCGGCGTCCGAGTGGGCGCGCATCACCTGCTGCGAGCGCAGCAACTGCAACGCCGCGAAGTAAACCAGCGGCCCGCAGACGAGCGTATCCGGGCGCACGCCCAGGAAGTTGCCCGTGCGGTCGCGCTGAGTCACCAGGGCGTTGTAGGCTGTGATCAGCCCACCAGCCGAGAACGTGGTACCCGCCGTGTTGCTGTGCGTATAGTTGCCCGCCGTAGTCAACGCATCGAGCACCACGTCTTCTTCAGTCACGCGCAGCGAACGGCCAGCGGCCTCGGCGATCTGCTCCACCTTGCCAAGCTGGTCAAAGCGGCGCATTTCCTCGGTCACGGGCACAATGTACCCGCGCTTATAGTTCTTGACGATCTTCCCGGCTTCCAGAGCCAGCGCCGCCTCAGGATAGTCCTGGCCCTCCTCCACAACGGGCGCAGTGCCCATCGCGGCGTCGAGCAGGTACTCCTCCTGATGCTTGCTGGACGCAACTTCCGGCCCCACCAACTGCGGGTAGACGACCGGCTCCATCGCATAGGACTGCATCGAGATGAAGTTCAGCCCCTGCCGCAGCAGGTCGGGGAAGTTCGCCGTGTGTGCCGGGCCAAGTGCTACGGCCTCGGACAGTTCGACCTTGTCAGGGTCAACAGTACGCCGCCCATGACGGTCACGCGGGAACGGGATCATGTCCTCGGTGATGGTCAGCGGCATGGATGTGAGCACGCGCTCTTCAACGCGGCCCCCTTCGAGAATCTTGGTCACGAGTGCGCGGTCAAGTGTCATCTCAGCACCCCCTAGTAGTAGTCCGCATTACGCGGCCAGAGCCAGATGCCGAGTTGACCCGTACCGCCTGGGCCAGTGTCCGAGAACTCAAACACCGTCGCCACTGCCGGAACCGGCGCAGCCGCCGTGCCGCCCGAAACCGAGACTGGTACAGCCGTATTCCAGGTCGAGCCGAGGCCCGTCACGCCTGACGCGGCCATAACGCCAGAGCCAGTCATGACCGGCCCGGCCAGCACGCCAAAAAGCGGCTTGCCAGAGAACGCCGCCGACACAGCGAACGTGCCGCGCGTCGCCACGATAACCGCCGAGTTGATGACAAGCCGGCCCGCCCAGTCCCTTGCAGGATTGCGCGTGCAGGCGATGCCCACACCCGACGCCTTCCAGGACGCAACGCCCGTGTGCGTGGCAATGATATAGTTGCCCGACCACGAGACATAATCGCCCGGATTGATCTCATGCGCAGTACCCGACGCAGGAAGGGACAGATACATGCCCTCCTGAGCCGGAGTGCTGGCAAAGATAGCTGAAGCTGCTACCGCCATGCTAACCTCCTTGCTGGCGCTTGCGGATAGCGTCCAGGAAATCGTCTACCGAGCGTACCTCGTCAATGTTGATCGGCCCCGGCGTCGTGGGCAGGGCAACCGTGGCCGCTTCCTGCACCAGCCGGGGCGCGCCCTTCACTGCCGGGCCGGACTTCGCTCCGCCGAGCGCCACCATGCGCGCCCCGCGTTGCACAATGTCCAGCCAGCGGGCTGGGTCGCTCGCCGCGATTTCCTCACGCAATTCGTTTTCGATAGGGACGGGAAGCGCCACTTTGCGAAACGCCCGCTCTAGCTCGACCTCTAGCCCCTTACGCGCCAGTTCGCCGCGCAGCTTGGCAAGTTCGGCCTCTAGTGCAGTCACCTTGTCCGCCTGTGCCTTCATCTGTCCTTCGGCTTCGACCAGGGCAACGCGCGCCTGATCCCTCTCATTCAACGCGGTAGCCACCGCTTCCGTCTGCCGAACGGCCTTATACTCCCGCTTCAGCCGTTCCACAAACTCCGGCCTTGCCGCGATAAACTCATCGTAAGTCAGCGCGCTCAGTAGCTGCGCCGTCAGGTCGTCCGCGCCCGCCACAAGCGGCAGGAACCCGCCGCCCGCCGCCGGCGTGGTCACGTCATCCACGCTATGCACGGCCTCGATACTTTCGACAATCAAGTCGCCGTCTTCGCCCTTGCTGGCCCGCCCCACGGCGTTGATGCTGCCACCGAGCAGCGTGGCCGGCGCGCGCCCTTCCACGATGTCGCGCACCAGCGCCCACATGTCCTGCCCGGCATGGTTGCGCGTGAAATGGCGCACCGCATAGATACCGTCTTCGCGGTACTCAACGCCATCCAGCCAGCCGGTAATCTGGCGTACGCTGCGCTCCGGGCGGTCGCGCCGCTCGCCCGCCGACGGGTGATCCGCAAACGTCTTGACGCCCTCAAAGAGCGCCGTCGCCCGCTGCAACACGTCCGCGCCGTACACACGCCCGTTGGCGCTGCGCCCTGGGCGGATGATGCGCTGGCGTACCGTCTGCGCGTCGTTGTCAATGACCGCTTCGGCCAAGTCGAGCGTTTCCACAAAGACCAGCGTCTTGCTGTCCACCTTCCCCATCGTGCCCCCGCTTTCGCCCTCTTTGAGCAGGGCGTTTGCCACCCGGAATGCATACGTCTCGCATTTCTCCTGCTCGCCGCCCTTCGCCCGGCACTGGTCATACGCGCCGTTCCATGCGCCCACCCACTTCTTCGCCTGCGCGGGCGGAACGTGCTTCGGTACTGTGTCGGTCGTGTAGGGCATGGCTTCCTCGCTTGCTTAATGGCATGATGCTAAGGTGGACGGCTTAGGGACTCGACTACACACCCGGCCAGGAGTCCGCTACGCGACTGCCGATAAATCTATCGTCTCGGCAGTTTCATCTCTATAGACTCATCAGGCGTAGATGCCGGGCATCGCACCAGCTACGAATGTTCACCGTCCTGGCTGGCCTGAGCAGCTTGCCATTAAGCTCGTTTGTCAATCGCATAGGGCATGGTTGTTAGTCCTTTGTGCTGCGCCCCGTCCTTATCAGATAATATTTTAACCACGCGCCCAACTCTTCATGCCGTTTTTTGCGCCATTTCATTGCCTGTCTAAAAGGAATTGGCGTCAGCTCGTCGACATCTCCCCAAAACCGCTGCGAACTCCTACTCTGCTGCTCACCGAAAAACCCGCGCGGAAGCCCCCGCCTTTAGGCGTGGGGTTCATGACGCCCCTGTGCTTGTGGGCGCTGCGCCCCGCTGTTTGTCTAGCCCGCCATCGGTGATCATGCCGTTGCGCGCCGCCCACTCGCTGTAAGTCTCTCGTATTCCAGCAA